GCAAAACTCGTCTCAACGAGGACGAGGATGCAATGGTTCGGAGGGCATGCGCAGCGATGGGGAAAACGTTTGGATCACTCTCCCGCGAACTCCTGCTCATGGCATCGAACCCCGTACATGTTAGGCCAATCCCGCAGCGTATCGAAGGCCCCAAATGTGGCCCGAAATCGCAGCCTCGTTTTCCGGGGCGTCTTTGAGGGTTTTGGCGGATTCCGCAAACTCATACCAACTAGGGATCTATGAACCTGGAAGAAAAAATCGTCGCTTACGCCGTAGAACTGAGGACAGCTCAGAAGCGGCGCCTTGCTTGCCCTGACGGGGCGGCCAAGGATGCGGCGGGCCACCTTGAACTGGTGGCTCGCAAAAAGCTTAACGAGTTCGTTGACCTTTACCTGCACGCTCAGGCAAAGGTTGAGGCGGTCGAGCCGCTGAAGGAGCGTTGAATATGAACGCTCTTGAAAAGACCACGGCCATGCGTGCAGCGGAAGTTATCCGCGAACTTCGCACACCGGCTGAGAAGCGTGAGATGGCACACCACCTGTGCCGCTACCTCGTCGCGATCCTGTCGCGCGGCCAGCGCCCTAATCATCACTGAGGGGCGCTCATGCACTACTACTCCCACCACATCGGCGACTTTGACCGTGGCACCCGCCACCTGTCGCGCATCGAGCGCAGTATCTATCTCGACCTGATCTTCCAGTACTACGAGACCGAAGGCGCGCTCACCCTGGACGTGTCGGCCCTGTGCCGCAAGATTGTCGCCCGTACCGAGGAAGAGAAAGCCGCCGTCCTGGCAGTGCTGGACGAATTCTTTCACGAGACCCCGAACGGCTGGTATCACGACCGCTGCGAAGAGGAGATTGCAGCCTATCGCACGAAGGCTGGCAAAGCATCTTCCGCTGGCAAGGCATCTGCTGCAGCTCGTGCCGAGCGTCGTAAGTCTGCTATGGGCGAAGCTCCAACGGGTGTTGAGCGCAGATCTAGCGAAGACTCAACGGACGCTCAACAGACGTTCAACGAACGTTCAACGGACGTTGACTCCAAGTTGAACTTGGTCTCAACACAGACTCAACATGGCTCCAACGTCTTGGCAACCAACCAGGAACCAAGAACCAAGAACCATAAGCCAGAGAAGAGCAGCGCACGCGCTTCGCGCCTGCCTCTCGACTGGACGCCTTCGGCTGAAGACTTGGATTACTGCCAAACCCAAAGGCCAGAGCTAGACCCTGATCGCGTCTCGGAGAACTTCCGCGATTACTGGCACGCCAAGGCCGGCAAAGACGCCGCCAAGATCGATTGGGCTGCTGCCTGGCGGTCTTGGGTCCGGAATGAGCGCGCTGGGCCGCTGACGGTTCGTCCTGTTGCGAAACCTGCCGTGAAGGACTGGCAATGAACGCCGCGACTTTGCCGCAGAACGCGCAGCCGATCCTGCAAGCCCGCCTCAAGGGGATGAAGCCAGCCGACATGGTCATCGTTTCGATGATTGGCCCGGTGGCGACTGAAAACCCAGTCGTGTTTGCGAAGGCCGGCGTTAGCTACGACTGGCGTTGGGCGCGGGGGCTCGACCTGTGCCTTTACCTGAACGCCGAGGAAGAGTGGCCGGCGACTCTGCTGGAAATTGCCAAGGCAAGGCCCGACTATCTGAGCCTCTGGAGCGCGACCGAGGGCTGGGGCGCGCACGTGTACTTGGTCCCTACGCATCAGGACATCGTTAAGCCACCGTTCATGTGGAAGTTTGAACTCGACTTCCTGCCGTGGATGGACTTCCAGAACCAAGACTTCATCAACCGACGCATCTATGGCCGAGACGAAAGGGGGATGCCGTATGCAGCTCGTAACTGACGACATCGACTTTTCAGCCTACATGCAAGAGCAGGAAGTGCATGCGGTGCGTCCAGCGTCGAGCTGGCTGGAAGAAACGATTGCAGAGTTCCACGCCCCGGCAACCGGTATCCGCGCACCTGAAATGCTTTGGGCAAAAGCTCGTGAACGTATCCGCTTCCGTCCTGGCGAAGTTTCGCTGTGGGCTGGCGTCAACGGCCACGGCAAATCCATGTTTCTGTCGCAAGTCGTCCTCGATCTGTGCTACCAGGCCGAGCGCGTGATGGTTGCCAGCTTCGAGATGAAGCCAGTACGCCAGATGCACCGCATGAGCCGCCAGGCTTGCGGATCGCGCTTGCCTGACCGTGAGTGGCTGGAAGTCTTCCACCAGTGGACTGATGGACGCCTTTGGATCTACGACCACGTTGGCTCGGTCGAGTGGCGCAAGGTCATCGCTGTCATGCGCTACGCCGTGAAGAACTTCGGCATTCAGCATTTCGTGCTGGACTCGCTGATGAAGTGCGTCAAAGGCGAGGACGACTACAACGCGCAGAAGGACTTCGTCACCGAGCTGTGCGCGTTCGCTCAGGCCCACAACGTCCATATCCACCTTGTCCACCACGTGAAGAAGGGCGAGAGCGAGCACAAAGCGCCGGGCAAATTCGACGTGAAAGGCTCGGGCGCCATCACCGACCAAGTGGACAACCTCTTCATCGTCTGGCGCAACAAAAAGGCTGAGGAAGAGAACAACGGTGAGCCGACTTGCATCCTGGCCTGTGAGAAGCAGCGAAACGGAGAGTTTGAAGGGAAACTTGGCTTCTGGTTTGACGTGGACTCGCAGCAGTACGTCGAGCGCGTCGGAGAACTGCCGGTTAAGTACGGCGTAGATGGAACTGGCGGCCTGAAAGGCTACGCGCTGCCGGTTCGATATTTTCAACGAATTGGTTAAGGAGGACTAGGGATGAGCAAGCAATTCAAGCCTGGACAGGAAGTCATCGGCCAGCAATTTAAGTCTGCACCTGAATGGAACGGCCTTGAGGGCGTGGTGCTGGAGTATCTCGGATTCCGGCACTGCGGGCACCTTGGGCGCAGCTTAGGACATCACCACGCGTATTCGGTCAGGTGGAGCGATGGCTCTGTTGCTTCTGTAGTTGAAGGAAACCTCCGCCCTAAGCGTCCTCCCCGCCGCGACATAGACGAGAAAGTCAGCTGGGAGTCTGTCGGCTGGATGCCGATGGATGTGAAGCTGGACAAGGCGATCAAGCAGGCGTTGAGGGATCAAGTGAAGGAGCGGGCATGAGCACCAAGCGAGACAACACCGCACGCAACATCCTGGCGCCTCTCGCCCTGGTCGCTGGCAAGCAGCGTGTCGGTGAGGAAGACGCAGACGCAATCGCCCTGCCGCTGCTGTGCCACTTTGACGCCGCCAAGCGCGGACAGTGCAACAACGTCGGCCAGCAGCACCTGTACAAGCAGTTGCTAGCCGCCCAATGCGTGGCAGTCCGCACCAAGAGCCGCGCGTTCTATCAGATCACGGTAGACGCCTGCGATGCGCTGATGAAGGCCAGCATGCGCCCGACGAAGCTGCTGGATCTGACCACACGCGAGTACGAAACCATCAAGAAGGCCATCGGCTGGTACCTCAAGGCGCTGCCGATGCTGGAGGTGGGCGTTCTGTCCAACGCCTGTCAGTTCGCAGAAAAAATCATGGAAGTCACGCCCAACGCGGCCTAACCACACTACCAAGACTAGGGATAACAACATGAATAATCACGACGCAGTCAACCACCCCAAGCATTATGTCTCCCACCCATCGGGCGTGGAGTGCATCCAGGTCACGGAGCACATGGGCTTCAACCTGGGTAATGCGATGAAGTACATTTGGCGCGCAGACCTGAAGCACGACGCCGTCGAGGATCTGCAGAAGGCGGTGTGGTACATCCAGCGTGAACTGCAGAAGCGCGGTGCGGAGACCAAAGTAATCAATCCCGCTGACCTGAAGGCGTTTGGGCTGAAGGTTGCTCGAAAGGTGCGTCATCAGTGCTATACCGCCAGCGCGCGGACAATCTGCAATATTGATGTCGCCGCTATCGTTGAAGGAATGGGGGTGACGAAATGACCGAGATGACCCGCCTCGCGCCCCATACCGCAGCCGCCAAAGCTGCAATGCTGATCTACGCAGAAGGCCCGATGGACCGCGCCAAGCTGTTCTCGCGCGTTGACTTCGGATCGGGATCGGACACCCGCAAGAAGACGCTGGTACGCGCTGTACTCCACGGCTGGCTGACCGTTGACAACGATAAGGTGGACATCACGGCAAAGGCTCACATTGCTGTACGTGGGGAAGTACAGGAGACGACCAAGAAGTTTATCCCGACGCCAGCCACGCCGCGTAGCGTGAACCTGCTGCACCGCCCAGCCTACGTGCCGCCCAAGGTATTCCGTCGTGACGATCCCGAGTGGGCCAAGCGCCCCGACGGTTTCCGCTTCCATACGGTGGCCTGATTGCGTAGGGCGAGCATTGAGCACGTCGCCAAGCCGAAGAAATGCAAGGTGTGTCGGGGAGAGTTCGCGCCCCGCACGCCGATGCAGGTAGTGTGCGGCATCACATGCGCAAAGACGGTAGCCGCCAAGGTCCGCGAGAAGAAGGAGGCGGATGCAGCGAAGACGGAGCGCAAGGCGGACAGGGCGAAGCGTGAGGCACTCAAGACGCGCAGCGACCATGTACGTGATGCACAGGTAGCGTTCAACGCGTACATCCGCCTACGTGACCAACTGGCAGGCCATGCATGCATCTGCTGCAATCAACCTTTGGACTGGTCTGGCAACAACGTCGATGCTGGTCACTACCGCAGCCGAGGCAGCGCGCCGCATCTTCGCTTCGATGAGGCCAACTGTCATGCTCAGACGAAGAAGTGCAATTTGTACGGCGCAGGCAGGGCAGTGGACTACCGCATAGGCCTGATAAAGCGCATCGGACTTGATGTTGTAGAAGCGCTGGAGAGTGATCAAACGCCGCGCAAATGGTCGGTCGCCGAGCTGGTAGAAATCAAAACGACATATCGAAAGAAGCTCAGGGATTTACAGGCGAAAAACAGTATAAATAGTTTCCAAAAAGCTTGACTCTATACTGTTTTCGCCCATACTTATAAATAAGAAACAAGCTTCCCCACCCGCTCCAAACTGCCAGTCATCGGTAGCCGCACACGGGTAAATGTGCGGGTGATCAGACGTTAGGCGCAGATGAGATGACAGCGCCGGACAGCCTGGAAAGACAGGCACCACACTGAGGCGCATAAGCGCGCCGGAATGGCTGAGAACGCGGAATGCGGCGTTTGTGTTCCTCAGTGTGGTAGGAGTTGGCACAGCGCGTTGGTCGTTCTGACTCTCGCGCGAACGGTTCGATTCCGGATGGGGATTGGGGTTCTCCCGGTCGCAAATGAGGGTTCGATTCCCTCCCTGCCACAAAGTGTCTCCTCTCCAAGATGATCTTGGACTTCGCCCGTTACGGCGGGCTCTTTTTATACGAGGTGTGTGTGCAGATTGTGAAGCGAATTCGACCCGCCGAAATGCTGCCAGCGTTCTACGGAATTGCTTGGCGCGATTGGCTGAGAGACGAAGCAATCTGTCTTCCTGTCCCGCTCAATGTCTTGGCTCGCCTCGCTCGCGCCGGTTGGGTATGGCTGCGAGTTGGCGGCTTGGATGTTCCACTTAATTCTCGTGATGCGTACGAGCAGGGACTCAGGGATGGCGCCACCAAGCATTGACACCATCCGCGACTGGCTAGCATCCAACATGCCCAGCTTGTCATCGGAGACGGAGAATATGAGCGAGAGAGAGTGTCACGCCAAGCTCTGTGAGTATGTCGAGATGGACTACGAGTACGGCGAGCTGGTGAATCTGCGGGTGCTGCATCGGAAACTGAAGCAATCACATTTTGGAGGGTAGGGGATGGTGGACGAGATTAAAGAGCTGATCGGAATGCTGGAAAAGCTGCCTAGCTTGGCCCTGTGGGTTATTGCTGCGTTTTGGGCTTACAAGGTCATTTTTATTGGCTCGATCTACGGCCTCATCCGCTTTGCAATCGACAAGGGCCACTCGTGGGCAGTCAACCCAAAGCGCAGGCTAATTGAGATTGATGTGGTACTTGACGGCGAGGTGATGCCGGAATCGAAGCTAGCATTGATCAGCGAACTGCGCCGCTTGAAGTCTCCTGGGCTCAGTTTCATCCATGGCTCGGACGTCGACCGCCTGCGTGCGGCCATCGACAAGCTCGTAGCTGACCGTAAGTGAGGCTGAGTATGGAATACATCTACGCCTTTGTCGTCTACGTGCTGATTGTCGGCGCGATCCTGGCTCTGTTTGGCTGCACTGAGGACGATGCTAGTCAATGTGCGGAGCCGTCTTATGAGTGAGATCGTGCTCTATTTCGCGGCCTCAGTCTTGGCGATATGCGTCATCGTTGGCGTCGGGATGATGCGCATTATTTACGTGAAGGCGAGAGGGGCTGATAGGAATGGTTGACTACGAACTACTCACTCTCGCAGCACGAGCAGCAGGGATCACTCTTACCTGGCCTGATGGAGAGAACGATCACCCAAGGGTGACGGATAAGGATGGGGCGGTGTGGATCTGGAACCCGGTGGACTTCGACGGGGATGCGTTTAGGCTGGGTGTGGACTTGAACGCGTTCGACCACATTTGGTTTGGCATAGAGCTGTCTGACGCAAGGCAAGTTGTGGAAGACGAGCATGCTGCGTATCGTCTAGCCATCACCCGAGCAGCCGCAGAGATTGGCAAGACTATCAGCTAACGATAGAATCGATGATCGAAAAGAACATGGAGAGACAGGGATGAGCAACGCAGCATGGAACGGTGGCGGTCAAAGTGGAAGCGGCGGCGCCGGAACGGTCCGCTGCGCCACCTGCCAAAAGGAGATTTTCCCTGCAGGCTGTCTGCCGGGTGTCGGCTACTACCGCAGCAACTACTGCGAGTGCACGAAGGTACAACGCCCTCAGGTACCGATGAGGCCTGGCGAAGCCGAAAGCCTGCGTACAA